AGGTTATTGTAGGCGGAAAAAAGTGTCCCGCCTGTTTAGAGGCGTCAAAATGATTCATTATCACGGGACGCCACTTAGCGGGGGAGAAACAACGCACCTGTCACTTCAGGGCAAACATGGATTTGTTTCGTTCGCACACAAAGATCCACTGCCTATGGTAGCTGAACTGTGCCAGTCTTTTGCGTTGGACAATGGCGCATACAGCGCATGGACAGCTGGCAAGCCTTTCGACATAGATGGGTTCGCAGGCTTTGTTGATGACTGGTTTAGGCACCCAGGCTTTGACTTTTATGTAATCCCTGACGTTATCGACGGAGACCATCATGCTAATGCAAGGATGCGAGCGGCATGGCGAAACGTGTGCCCAAAAGGCGCGTTTAACCTTGGTTATCCGGTCTGGCACATGCACGAGCCGTTGGAGGTTCTTAGCGACCTGATCAGGGAATACACTGGCATCTGTATCGGGAGTTCAGGTAAGTTTTCGGAGGTGGGCAGCAATGCGTGGTGGGGTCGCATGTCTGAGGCGATGGATGTGGCTTGCGACGATCAAGGAAGGCCACGAAAAAAGTTGCATGGCCTGCGGATGCTCGACCCGACCATTTTTAGTCACCTCCCCCTCAAGTCGGCTGACAGCACCAACGTTGGTCGAAACTGCGGCATAGACAAAGCATGGAAAGGTACTTATGCACCTCAATCAGCACGAACCCGCGCCCTGGTTATGATGGAAAGAATTGAAGCTCACGCCAGCGCATCTCGATGGACAAATTCTAAAGGCGTATCACAAAACATGGAGTTATTTGGATAACTGAATTAGTAAGCATGGAGCAATCGACTACATATAAAAATAATTGATATATCTCTTTACTGTTGCGCGTAACGGCGCGATAATGTCAGCCAACAACAAAGGAAATAACAAAATGAACTACACCACTAAATCAGGCAAACGTTACTACAACAAGACAGTCAACGGCGTAGTAGTAACGGCATGGCGCGACGGATGCAACATTGGCGTACGGTCAAAAAATGAAAGCACACAGTATTTTGACGACAACAAATGGTCAATAACGGCAGCAATAAAATTTTACTCGGAAATTGTGTTATGACCGCTCAAACATTGGCCCAGCGGTCGGCAGCGCATCGAGCGCGAAAAGCTGCAAAAGGCCTGGTTAAAGTTGAGGCTTGGGTTCCTGCTGAAATGGTCGAAAGGCTCAAAAAATACGAACGCAAATTGGTAAAGGAGGCGGAATGAAAATATACACCAGGTGGGTAATGTTGCCGGAAAATGTCAAAACGGCTGTCGTAAGCGGGTTGGTTGCACTGGCATGGTCTTTAACAATCGTTTTATCAATAGGTTTAATTGTTTAGCAATACAACAAGGAGAAGGGAATGAGTGCATTTGCAAAATTGAGCAGGATTGACGTATCCAAGCACGTCGAGAAGAAAGGGCAGCTCAGCTATCTGTCATGGGCATGGGCCTGGGGCGTTTTGATGGAGCATTACCCAGAGTCGGTTTACCATTTCGCTGATAACGAAATACATGCAGACGCCAGCGTGACAGTACATTGCGCTTTGCAGGTCGATAATGTCACGCGGTCAATGTGGCTGCCAGTGATGGACAATCGAAACAAATCTATCCAAAACCCCACAAGCCGCGATATTTCCGACGCCAAGATGCGTTGCCTGGTCAAAGCCATAGCCATGTTTGGTTTGGGTCATTACATATACGCGGGCGAGGATTTGCCCAGGGCGGAACAGGTCAGCGATGTTGAGGTCAAAGCACTGGCTAAGTTGATCAAGATCACGCAAACCGACGAAAGCAGATTGCTGGCCCACTTCAAGGTTGACGCCATAAGCTCGATGGATTCTGCTCAATGCCGTCAAGCAGTCACCATGCTGCAAAGCAAGTTGCCCAAATGATCATCCATGATGTGGAACAAGGCACCCAGGAGTGGCTCAGGCTGCGCCTAGGAGTGCCTACAGCATCGAGGTTTGGTGATATCTATACTGGGTCAGGTAAAGCCAGCGCAAGCGCAGACGCGTACATGTACACGCTGCTGGCCGAGATTGTCGCCAATGAGCCGCAACAAGGCTTTGTCAGCGATGCAATGGAACGCGGAACCATGATGGAGCCAGAAGCTGTATCGGCGTATGAAATTATTCGGGATGTGACAACCAAAGTGATTGGTTTCGTAACCAACGCGGAAGGAACCATCGGTTGCTCGCCGGATAGGATGGGCCTGGAGGTCAAGTGTCCTGCGCTGAATACGCATCTCAAATACCTGGTCGACAATAAGTTGCCCACTAAATACATCCCTCAGGTTCAGGGCTGCATATGGCTTTGCGAAGCGGATCACTGGGACTTCATGAGTTATCACCCGGACGCCAGGCCATTGATTGTCCGGGTTGCGAGAGATCAAAAGTACATATCAGAATTATCTAAGCATTTACAACAATTTCTTGGTAAACTTAACGGCGCGAGAGCGTCAATAATGGGGGAAGGCAATGAGAAAGTTTAACGTAACACAAGCCAAAACGGTTCCAGGTCGAGACAAAGCGGTCTGGATACGCCACGGGATCGCGTTTGAGAACGATCAGGGCAAGGTTAGGGTCAAGCTGGAATCAATACCAATTCCAGACGAAAAAGGCGAAATCTGGTTGTCATTGTTCGAGGATACTGGCAATCAGCAGTCAGCTAAACCTGCTCAGCCGCAAGATGACGGGCTGGATGGTGATATTCCATTTTGAGAAATGACGGGCGGTCCAATGTGTCGGCACTAGAACTAATCAACAGCATCTGGCCGATTGCAATTGGATTTGTGACGCTCGTCATAGTTTTGGCTAAAATGCACTCGGACATCGAAACCATCAAGGAAAAGGTCCGGGTGCTTTTCGAGTTATGGAACAAAAAATGATCGAGCTGATAAGATTCGGGTTGTTTAAGGATCGGACAATTGGAAGGCTAACCTACAATGACGAACACTTTTACACGATCGAAAGGCCCTGGCTCGATAACAAGCAGAACGTCAGCTGCATTCCGGCAGGGTATTACAAGCTGGGCAGGGTTGATTCGCCACGGTTCGGCCCAGATACTTGGGAAATTAAAGGCGTTCCTGGGAGGACTCATATACTTATTCATGTGGCTAATACTAGCCACGATGTTATTGGTTGTGTCGGCCTCGGTATGGGTCTATTTCCTCAGCTGCAGGGCGTTTCTGTCAGCAAAACAGCAATTGAGAACTTTTACCTGATGACCAAAAATCTGAAGGAGGAAGAAATACTTATCAGGCGTGGAATATTGACCTGATGAGCATCCTGGGAAAGCTATTTGGCAGCGAAAAAGTCATTGATGCGGCTATAGGCGGTATAACCAAAGGTTTCGATGCTCTGGTGTACACTGAAGAAGAAAAGTCAGTAGACGCCGCCAAAGAGCGTTCGGAGGCCAGGTCAATGCTGGTGGAATGGGTCAAGAACTCGCAAGGACAAAACATTGCCAGGCGCTTGATCGCTTTGATCATTACAGCGGTTTGGCTTTTCATGTACCTGGCGTCTGCGATACTTGATGTCTCAGTGGTGTGGATGGAGCCAGGTATCAGGGAGCAGGTGTCAAGGTCAGCAGTCGCGATAGGCCAGAGGGCTGATTCAATGACCGGAGCCATGATGCTGATTCTGGCGTTTTATTTTGCTGCACCGCACATGGATAAGATTGTGGGGGCAGCATTGGGTAAATTTGGGGGGAAATAATGGCAGATTTACAAATTGAATATGTATTGGCTACTGACCTGGTGCCGTATCTGAACAATTCGCGCACTCACAGTCAGCAGCAAGTAGATCAGATCAAACGCAGCATGACCGAATTTGGGTTTACCAACCCGATATTGATTGATGAGCGCAACGGCATTATTGCAGGCCATGGAAGATTGCAGGCTGCACAGGAGCTGGGCATCAAGTTAGTGCCGACTATTGCCCTGAAAGGTCTCACAGAAGCGCAAAGGAAAGCGTACGTTATCGCGGACAATCAACTGGCGTTAAATGCAGGCTGGGACATTGATGCGCTAAGGTTTGAGATTGAGTCATTAAACGATCAAGATTTTGATTTGTCATTGCTAGGTTTTGATTCTGACGAATTAGGCAAGTTGCTAGACATTAACGCAAATCTCCCAGTATTACCTACTGGTGAAAAAGACCCGTTTCAGCAAAAAGCATTTATGCTACACGACGAGCAAGTTGCAATTGTAGATGATGCTTTGTTGATCGCCAGGACATCACCTCTGTCTGATACAGGCATAAACGATAATAGCAATGGTAACGCATTGGCTTTGATTTGCAGCGAATGGCTGGCAGCACGCGATGCGTAGCGCAAAAGATATCGAAATTAAACCAATCAGCGTTAACGCTGCAAATAGCATCGTTCGAAAAATACATTACAGCGGCAAGGTAGTTAATAACAGCCGCCTCCATTTTGGGGTATTTTTAGACGGCAAACTTGAAGGCGCAATGCAGTTCGGATGCAGTATTGATATCAGGAAAACGCAGCGATTGGTGGCAGATACAGGATGGAATGATTTCATCGAGTTAAATAGAATGGCATTTTCAGACGCGCTGCCAAAATTTAGCGAAAGTCGCGCTATTGGAGTTGCTATCAGATTGATAAAAAAACATTATCCGCACATCAGATGGGTGATTAGCTATAGCGATGCCACTCAGTGTGGAGATGGCGTTATATATCGGGCTAGTGGTTTTGTATTGACGGGGATAAAGAAAAATACGACCATGTTGCGGATGCCTGATGGGTCGGTCGTAGCAGACAAAACCTTGAATGACCATCCGCTCAAAAATTCTGGATGGTGGAAAAAGCGCGGCGCAAAGCCGTTAGTAGGATTTCAATTGAGATATGTTTATTTTATAGACAAATCATATCGTGAAAAATTAACTGTTCCAGAATTGCCATTTTCAAAAATAGAAGAAATGGGAGCTGGAATGTATAAAGGTCAAACGCGTGTGACAAAGGCAACTTTTGGCGACCAGCCAGAAAGCGGCGGTGCGATTCCGACCCACACGCTCCAATTTATTGAACCTGATAATTTATCTGATTATGGAACGATAGACTGACTCATAATTTTGTCGCTGTATAAAAGAGAAAATCAATGACTAACCCGGTGGGAAGGCCAAAAATGGATATAGATGTCGAGGAATTGAAGCGGTTGTGCCGTTTGAATTGCACAATGGAAGAAATAGGCGCTTTTTTCGGCTGCGACAAGAAAACAATCGAGCGCCGGTATGCTGAAGAAGAAGACTTTCAGCAGGCAATTGACCAGGGCAGAGGTTTAGGCAAGCTGTCGGTCAGGCGCAAACAGATGCAGATTATGGATGAGCACAACTCGGCGGCAATGGCCATATGGCTCGGCAAGCAGATACTGGGTCAGCGAGACCACCAGGACATTACAACGGACAACAAGCCAATCAGCATCAACATAATCAACCCGAATGGCTGATATAGCACCCACTATTCCACAGTTTGACTACATTATGAGCCAGTCACCTTATCCGGCACTGGTTGCGGGGTTTGGTGCAGGCAAGACAGAAGCGGCTATCAAGCGCAGCATTATCGGTAAGCTGCTGAACCCTGAGTGCGATAGGGGCTTTTATGCGCCGACGTATGACCTGATAAGAATGATCGCGTTTCCCAGGTTTGAGCAGGCACTGGAAGAAATGGGCATTCCCTACAGGCTGTATAAATCGCCGCTAAACTACATCGAGATTGGCGGCAAGGGCAAGATATATTTCCGCTCGATGGACACGCCACATAGGATCATCGGATATGAGCATGGCGACGCTGACGTTGATGAGCTGGACACAATGAAACCTGCTGACGCTGCTTATGCCTGGCGGCAGATCATTGCTCGAAACCGGCAAAAGAAAGCAAACGGCAGCGCAAATTCGGTTGGCGTCACCACAACCCCAGAAGGGTTTAAGTTCGTATATGAGACCTGGAAGAAGAACCCAAAGCCAGGGTATCAGATAATCCAAGCACCAACGGCAAGCAACCCGCACCTGCCAGATGGTTACATTAAATCGCTAACAGACATCTATCCATCGAACCTGCTGGCTGCATATCTGGAAGGCCAGTTTGTCAACCTGCAAAGCGGGACGGTCTTCAACTGTTATGACCGCATATCATGCCGCAGCTCTGAGACTGTACGCGATGGCGAGCTGCTGAATATTGGCATGGACTTCAACGTTACGAACATGAGCGCCGTTGTATACGTGACCAGGGGGACAACCTGGCACGCGGTGGATGAGTTCAAAGGCATATACGATACGCCAAACATGATCAGGATCATCCAGGAAAAATACGCTGGGCATACAGTCAGAATATATCCAGATGCGTCAGGCAGAAGCAGGAAAACAGTCGACGCTTCAATATCGGATATTTCCTTGCTAGAATCAGCCAATTTTGTTATATACGCGAACCGAGCGAACCCGTTGATCAAAGACAGAGTTCTGGCAACCAATGTGGCATTCGAAAAGGGTCGGCTAAAGATCAATGACCAGTCTTGCCCAGAGTATGCCCGGTGCATGGAGCAGCTGGCTTATGACGTTAATGGTTCGCCAGACAAAAAGAGCAATCTCGACCACCTCCCCGATGCGGGAACCTACCCCATCGCCTATGAAATGCCCGTACTGAAGCCGGTGGCCGATCTACGCGTTAGATTTGTGAGCTAACTATGCCAGTCGATACGCCATGCGCGGAATACAGCAAGAACGTCAACAAATGGAAACTAGTGAGGGATTGCGATGCGGGATCCTCAGCGATCAAGTCCAGGGCCAAAGGCGCAGAAGGAATGCTCGGCGGTCTTGCAGGTACAGCATATCTGCCGCCGCCCAATGCAAATGATGGCAGCGCAGATAATAAGCTCAGGTATCGCGCCTATGTCGAGCGGGCCAGTTACGTCAATTTCACGGGTCACACGAAGGAAGGCATGCTGGGCATGGTTTTTAGGCGAGCCAGCACAATCGAAGTGGACCCAAGCGTTGCATATATGCTGGATGATGCTAATGGCGACGGCCTGTCATTAGAGCAGATGATTAAGGATGCCGCTGGCGAGACTTTGATGGTCGGTCGATACGGCTTACTGGTCGATTATCCATCGGCCCCAGAAGGCCTCACAGACGCCGAGGTGAGGGCTTTGGAGCTGCGAGCAACGATATTGCCTTATCCGGCTGAGTCAATTATCAACTGGAGAACTCAGAGCATTGGTGGCGTCAAGCGACTATCATTGGTAGTTCTGCGCGAACCGACAATGAAGTATAGCGATGACGGTTTTGAGGCAATTGAGTGTATCTATCATCGAGTGCTGCGGATGGAAGACGGCATCTACGTCCAGAATTTGTACGATGAAAACAACGATCTAATCAGCTTTGGAGTCAGCCAGGAAACAGACGACGACGAATACTACAGCGCCGAATACAATATCTATCCGCGCAAATCGGATGGCTCTTTGTGGGATGAAATACCCTTTGTCTTTATCGGGTCGATCAACAACGACGAAACGGTAGACAAAGCACCGCTGTACGACATTGCAGAACTAAATATCAGCCACTACCGCAACTCGGCAGATTATGAAGAATCCAGTTTTTTAGTTGGTCAACCTACACCTGTCTTTGTCGGCCTGACTCAATCCTGGGTCGAGCAAAATATGAGCGCGGGCATAGCAATGGGATCGCGATCTGGAATCTTGTTGCCAGAAGGTGGAAACGCCATGCTGCTACAGGCAGGCGAGAACCAGATGCCGCTGAAAGGCATGGAAATCAAAGAAATGCAAATGGTTAAGATCGGAGCCAGGATCATTCACGACCAGGGCGG